AGGTAATAAGTTGTTTGATGCATTTAATGTTGCTAAGTCAATTTGGAACTTGGCTTACGATAACATTGAAGTATCTTTGAAGAAAAACAAACATAGATTATCTGAAAGAAGGGGGTTTGCGTACCATTACAAAAAATCAGATAATCTAATTACAATATGGGAATTTGAAATCAAGTCTCCCGACAATGAACCTCTTAACAATAAGATATATCTCAGACATCTATATCAATCCGAGCCCAATGAAACTACTCTTGTTTCTATAATTGAGAATTATTCATCTTGGAGTGAAGACCCAATAACAAAAGAGTTACCAATATTTGATGTTAGATGTTCTCAAGATTTCCCAATGGAACCGACTTTCATACCCATTATGAAAAGAAAGATAATGGCATATATTTTTCAAATTGTTAATTTAGAAAAGATAAATAACTTTGACTCTGAATTATAAGTTTATTATCATTATTTTTATGGGATTCAATAAAAGATTTGTTGTTTTGGAGCACAGTATCAACGCTTTGAATAAAGGTGACCTAAAAGGTTACTATGGAAAAAGTGATATGTTGATTTTTGAAGACACAACAAGTTCAAGGATTTACAACCTTTATAAAGAAGGTAAAACTGAAGAAGAAATTCTATTAATTATAAATCAAAACATGGAGGAAAAAACCAATGAAGTGTATTAAAGCAATCAGAGAATCAAAAGGTGTTCAAGTCGGAGACATTAAAAGGGTTGACGACAAAACCGCAATTAACATGGTCGGTTTGAGTTGGCAGTATGTTTCCAAAACAGAATGGAAAAAAGCTACAAGGGACCAAGTCGGAACCAAGTCGGAACCAAGTCAGGACCAAGTTGAAAAGAAAGTATATAAAAAAGGAGAACGCTCCGAAAAACATAAAAACAAATAAAAATGGGAAACGTAAAAATTCATCTATTCGAAATGCTTCGTTTGGAAGCTGAGGCACAAAAGTCAAAGGCACTTTTAACATTGGAACTTCTATCTAACCATGCGGCTGGTATTGGGGACCACTCAACAGGAGATTTCTATAAGAATGCTGAAGAGGCACTTCAAATGTTAGTTGACGCTGACGATAAATTAGAAGCTATCGGGAAATATTTCGGTTAATGAGAAAAAAAATTCTTAGGAAGTTAGATTGGTGGTTTGATTATTACATAGCATGGATGTTCTATAATGGGAATAAAACTCACAAGTATATAGAATACATGGAAAAAAAGTGGAACAAAAATGCGAATACTGAACGTATCGGAGAAAAATAAAGTTTTTACTTGGACACCTCCGCATACTGCATCAAGATTGGCTTGGAAAATTCTCGATAACTTTGACTTTTCAAGTTATGATGTTGATGAGGGTATGAAACTCGTTCAGCATAACTTCAATCATAACCACTATATCATTCTCCCTAATAATCATAATGATTATAAACTTATTTTGACTTGCAGAAATCCATATTTTTCTTCAAGCTCAGGATTAGATGGGGAAAATATTCAAGAACGTTTTTCATATGCAATGGAAACACAATTTCTGAATCTATATCATAAGAATTTCATTTCAAATTTAAAACTGAGAAAACCTGATTATTTTGTTAGAGTTGAAAACCTTTTAGAAGACTATCTCAAAATACCATTCATTCGTGAATCTGAATTTTATAAGTCGGGTGAAATGGAAAGATTAATCAATAATAATTCATTCAAAAATACTGTTTATCATAACAGACCTGTTTTAGATAAAAGATTGGCGGATTTGATTTATTATAATAACATCTATTATTTCGAATTATTAGGCTATCATAAAGACTCTTGGAAATCATGAAAAAAGTAGATAAAGGTCTTGTTCTATATCTGAGTGGTTTGATAATCAGTTGGGTTATAATAATAATTTATTTAATTAAATACGGATAAAATGTCTGTCGACAAAGAAAAAAAAGAAATGGTAAACGGACCACAACATTATGGTGGTGCTGATAACCCATACGAAGTAATCAAGGTATGTGAAGCTTGGGGATTAGATTTTGATGCATATCTTTTCAATGTGGTGAAGTACGTTGCAAGAGCAGGTAAAAAAGACCAATCAAAAGAACTTGAGGACCTGAAAAAAGCGGCGTTCTATTTAAACAGAAAAATAAAAAATTTAGAAAAATGATTATTTGGTTAACAGGACAACCTGGTTCAGGTAAGACAACAATTTGTAGAAGAATCCTTTTGGATAAACCTGGTGTGTTTCACATTGATGGTGACGACCTCAGGGACCTATTTGAAAATAAAGATTATTCAGAAACAGGTAGAAGAAAAAACGTCGAACTAGCACAACAAATTGCTCACTATCTTCAGAAAAAAGGTAGAGATGTTGTAGTTTCTTTGGTTTCCCCATATAAAGACCAAAGAGATAAGTTCAAAGAAAAGATGGGGGATAATGTTGTTGAGGTGTTCGTTCATACAACGGAACAAAGAGGTAGAGAAAATTACTTTGTAAGTGATTACCAACAACCCGTTGAGAACTACTTCGACATGGACACAACATTTGATGATGTTGAAGAATCAGTAAAAAAACTTTTGGAATATGCAAAAAGTACACGTTGAGGGAGACCCAAAATTAAAGAATACAAGTGCTAAACAGTATTCGATGTTCATCGGACGTTGGCAACCATGGCATTCTGGACACAGATGGCTTGTTGACCAAAGATTGAACGAAGGAAAGAATGTTTTAATCTGTATCAGAGATATAAAACCTGATGAAAAAAACCCTTTTTCTGCGGCTGAAGTTGAAATGAATATCAAAAAAGAATTGTGGCAATTGATTGGTCAAGAAAGAGTTAAGGTGATGGTCATACCTGATATAGAATCAGTTAACTTTGGTAGAGGTGTGGGTTATGATATAATCGAACACATCCCACCCCAAGAAATTCATGATATCTCAGCCACAAAAATTCGTGAACAAATGAAACAAGAAGGTAAACTTTAGTGGAAAAAAATTATTAGATTTAGAGTATTAAAAGATTATAATGGAAAATTTTGTAAATAAAATAATCAACGGGGATTGTATTGAGGTTATGAAGACGATGCCAGAAAGTACAGTAGACCTCATAGTAACATCTCCACCTTATGGTGTTGGAATTGAATACGACACACATAATGATGATGTTGATTTTGAAGAGTATAAGATTTTCTCAAAAGAATGGTTGACTGAAGCCTACAGAGTATTGAAAGATGATGGAAGAATCGCTCTTAACATTCCGTATGAAATCAATCGTCAAGATAAAGGTGGAAGAATATTCATGGTTTCAGAACTATGGTCCATCATGCAAAAGATTGGGTATAAGTTCTACGGTTTGGTTGACCTGAACGAAAACTCACCTCATAGAAGTAAGACCACTGCTTGGGGTTCTTGGATGTCTCCATCAGCACCTTATATCTATAACCCAAAAGAATGTGTGATTTTGGCTTACAAGAAAAATCACATCAAAAAGGTAAAAGGTGAACCTCAATGGAAGAGTGATATTGTTGACCTTCAACAAGAAGATGGTACAGTTAAAAAGAAAACTGTCTACCAAGACGAGGACAAGAAAGAGTTTATGGAATTGGTTTACGGTCAGTGGGATTATTTTGCAGACACAAAGCAGATGACCAAAGCCACCTTCTCGATGGATATTCCAATGAAGGCGATTAAGATACTCACTTATAAGAATGATTTGGTTTTGGACCCATTCTGTGGGTCAGGTACAAGTGTGGCAGCCGCAGAGATACTACATCGAAGATGGGTTGGTATTGAACTAAGTCCAAACTATACTGAAGTAAGTCGACAAAGGGTACAACACTTTGTTGATAAGAACAAACAACTGAAATTAGAAATGAAAGGGTCATAAGACCCTTTTTTTATTTGTTTGGATATTTATAAAGAAAATCTTTAATGGCTGAGTACATTATTTCACAATCTCAATTAGAACTCATAAAAGACCGAATCACAGAAAGTCCCTACGAAACAATTTCAAAAAAGTGGGAGAAACTTACTGAAGAGGAAAAGAAGGTAGTTGTTGATGTTCTAAATTATCTTTATCCTCAGAAAAAGTCTCTTAAGGAAGCCAAGTGGTACAACACAGCGATGGATTTTTTGGGTATTGTTGACCCTACTCCAATTACAGACAGTATTAACGCAATATCATATTTCACACAAGGAGATACATTATTTGGTATTCTCAGTTTGGTAAGTGCGATACCAGCATTTGGTGACGTTGTGGGTAAATCTATCATGGGAGCAGCGAAATTGGGAACCAATTCTACTAAAGCCTTAGACAAAGCCTTGAAAATCATGAAGACTGCAACACCAGGAAGTAAACAATACATTGCGGCAGGTAAACTAGTTGATGATTTTGCAAAAGCACCAAACGCACTTGGTAAAATGATTCAAAAGTTTGGAGGTAAGACAGGAGATAATGTGATTGGAACTTTAGATGCACTTCCCCTTGGACCATTCAATGGTTTAAAGAACACCATGACTGATTATTTGAAGATACTTCAAAATGCGGGTAAGAAAAGTTTGACCAGTAAAAGTTTTGCTGCGAGTGTTGCAGGTGACTTCGCTAAAGGAACTGCGAAGTTGGGAGATGTTGAAACCCTTTTGGATATTGTAAAAAGCACTAAGATTTTTGACGCGGCAACGTTATCTAAGCCAGGTGCCCTAAGTCAGATTTTTTTCGGAGGAATACCGAGATTATTTAGAAGTCCTGAGGGTAGAAGAATTAAAATATTAATGGGTCAAACCAAGTGGTGGTTAGGTTTCTTAGATTATATTGGTATAGGAAACTTTGTTGGTCCTGATGAGTTATCTAATCAAATGGGTGAGGCTCAGATGATGAAAAAAATTGAACAATACAATCAAACACCACAAGCACTCGAAAATTTTGATGACCAATTCGGTAAAGCCGACAGAATGGGAGATATACAGAAAAAGTACGGAGATATTAATAAATTCAGTAGAGAAACTGAAACTCCGACTGCTGCTCCAACTCCACAAGTTAAACCTCAACCATCCATACCAACAACATCTGTGGCAACACCTGAACCTGAGAAAGATGTTTTCGCAGGATTTTTGAAAAGTATGTTATTGGGAAGACTAAATCCCATACCAGGAATATAATTATTAAAATATGAAAGAAGAATTAATTAAAAAATTAGTACAAGTACAACTTCAATGGAAGTTTTTACATTGGCAGACATTTGGTGATGCTAAACATAAAACTTTCAAGATATTTCTGCTCTAAGTATCCAAAATTTTATGGATGGGATTACAGAATTTTTAGTTGGTATGAGTGACCAACTTGATTCAAGATACGATACTGACCTTTTGAATTTAAGGGATGAGATGTTAGGTCTAATCAATAAATCAAAATACCTTTTAACACTTAAGTATTAATGGCAAAGATTATAAAATTGACTGAGTCTGATTTGAAAAGAATCGTAAACAGAGTAATCAGTGAACAAAAAGACAAGAAAATAACAATCGTAACACCAGGTTCTAACGCTGAGGCTGAAATTAAAATGGACGCGGAGGGTAATAAGGTTTTAGTGGTTAAGACTGAAACTGGTCGTGAACAATCAATGAAAGTTAAAACGGCTTTACCAAAAGGAAGTTTCATGTTTGAAATGGGTAAAGACGGTGAAAGAATGTTCGGTTATGAACCTAAAACAAAGAAGAAATTCGAAATTTTTTCGATTGAATTGAAGTAATGAAAAGAGTTATCACGGAAACGGGTTTGAGAGATATATCGGCTTTGAGGAAGAGATATCCCAAAGCCGAAATTTATTTTCATCAAGATTTGGACGGTGTTACTACCGCAATTGCCATGAAAAAGTACCTTGAAGATAATGGTATTGATGTGGTTGGTGCACATGTTATTCAATATGGTGATAAAGAGTTTTCCGTGAAGAAAAACGATGCTCAGGGGGATACAATGCCAGTTTTGGTTGACTTCGCACATGGTAAACCAATGTTTAAAATTCACACTGACCACCACGACAAACAAGTCGGAGCTGAGAAAGACACATCGAAATCTTTTAGACAGGCTCGTTCTAATGTTGAAACAATTTCTCAGGTTGTATCACCAAGGGATTTATTTCCATCTTCAGATATTTTGTTGATTAGTACAGTTGATTCTGCAGACTTTGTTAGACAGGGTCTAAATCCTGAAGATGTTGTAAACTATTTGTTTAGACTCGACAAGGAGAAATCTCTCTCTAAGAACAAAATGTTATTAGGATTAGTCATCAACAAATTAATATTAGCTTTCAAAAACAAGAAAGGTTTTATGGAGGATTTAGTTATGAACTCCGAACCATCTTTACTTTCAATTTTGAATAATATTAAGTCATGGATGAAAGCCACAAATGCCGATACCACTGATGTTTTACAAAAAAGGTCAGAGGAATATTTCCAACAAATGAAAACCTACCCTAAAAGAGTTTATCAAGATGGTATCATATTTCAATATGGTGCTGGCTCAATGAAAGGTGGTTCATATGATAGATACACACCATTCAGAGTTCATCCTGAAGCGGATTTTCTTGTTTTATTATGGCCGATGGGATTACTTCAAGCGTCCTGTAATCCATTCAAAAAAGAAAGAGAACTTAAAGGTGTTAATCTCGGAGAGATAGCTCAGGAAGTTTTATCTGAATACGAGCCAGCTTTGAAAAAAAGAGTAATTCCATTATCTACTATGAAATGGTTAAGTGAAGTATCGGTTGGACCTGATAGTGTTGGATTTACATTCAAAGACTTTGATGCTTTATTTGGAGGTAAGTTTCAGATGATTGAAGGGGGTGAAGAGGTTATTGATAAACTGAAACCAATAATGGATAAGCCTTTCTCTGAACTTTCAGAACAAGAAAAATCTTTGTTAGACAAGGTCGGAATCAACATGTGGGACTTTATTCAATCACAATCAGGTGGTCACAAGTGTATCACCAACATATCTGGTCTAAATTTTTTAGGAAGAAAGACAAGACCTTCAGAGGACCCGTACAGATATAATCCCGATAGACCTGATGTACCTTACATTAAATTTATGAAAGAGGTCGGGAAAAAAATGGTTGATAAGATTAAAGAAAAAATTCAGACCTCAAAAGTTGAATCTGAAGATTAATTAAGTTATCATTGGTGTATGTCCAATAAAGTATACACAAAGAAAGGGGATGATGGTACAACAAGTTTACTATCAGGAAGAAGAGTCCCAAAAACAATTCAAGAAATTAAAGCGGTTGGTTCATTAGATGAACTTAATTCTTTTGTTGGTCTACTAAGAAGTGAGACTTACAATTCTCACGCTGATTTAGAAGTAATTCAATGGAACCTTTTCAATGCTGGTTCAATGATTATTAATGATAACAATACTGAACTCACAGAGGTAACCCAAGACGATGTTAAGTTATTGGAGGAAGCGATGGATTTCATGAACAAACAACTTCCACCTCTCAAAAATTTTATTTTACCTAAAGGGACAAAAGCGAGTTGTTTGGCTCATATTTGTAGGACAATTGCAAGAAGAACTGAAATTGAGGTATTGGATTGTAAAGTTTTAGATAATTTTGAAAAACTTCATCCAATATCAATATACCTCAATAGACTGAGCGATTTCTTTTTTGTGCTAGCCAGATTCATAGGGAATAAAGAAGATGTGAACGAAACAATTTGGAAGAACTAAAGAACGTATTCTACCGTATCACCAGCTTCTATTCCAAGATATTCACAAGTTCCACCCTCTACTTCTAAAACTATATTACCATTTCCACAATAACTTGGACAAGGTTCTTCTGAACAAGGAGGACAATCATGATGGATGTTGATTATAACATTATTTTTTATGATTATTATGTCCAATGGAATCAAACAGTTCTTCATCCAAAAGCATTGTTTCTTTCCACCCATTAAAAATAATAAACCATTAAATGAATCATCAAAAACTCTATTCATCATTCCAAATTTTTGAGATTTAGAATCAATTAGAGTTTTTACTTTAAAATAATTTTCGTTAATTTGCACAATCATATTAAATAAATACAATGAAAAATCAAAGGTACGTCGGAGTCATGGTGAAATGTGGAGATAAGATTCTCCTATGTAAAAGAAACAACCTTGGCTCATATCCTGGTATGTGGTCTATCCCTGGTGGTAAACTCGAACAAAATGAAACAACTCAAGACGGCGCTCGTAGAGAGTTCTTGGAAGAAACTGATGTTGATATACAAGACATGGAGTTGAAATTCATTGGTCTTATTCCAAGACACACAAGAGATGGTAAGAAAGTAAAAGGTCTTATGTATGTATACTTATTAGAGGTTGAAAAATGTATTGAACCTGATTTGGTCAACGCACTCGATGGAGAGGAGCATACCGATTGGGGATATTTTTCAATTGACGAGATTCAACCTGAAAAATCTGGTGAATACATGCATAAACTTGCTGAAATAATACTCAAATAATGGAAAAGAGAATGTTAGAATCCGACAGTAGAATGAAATACCTATTAGGTAATAATCCACTCGGAGAATTGGTTAGAATATTCAAAGATATTTGGTTAGGACTAAAAATTGCTGAGGAGAACAGACACAAATCTCAATGGGGAAAATTTTAAAAAAAAATATGTTCTTGTAAGGTTACTTTTTGAATTTTTTGGTATATTTATATGTTCATGTCCGAAAGGACGAACACCCCAAAAAACGTCTCATCACACTATTAAAAACGAGAGTTTTTTTTGAAAATGAGACGAGAGACTTCCTAAAAAAGTCTTTTATAAAGTCCCACAAACTTGGTTATTTGAGAAAATTTCTTTATGTTTGTGGGACATTTTTTTCACAGAGTTCTTTTAATTAAGGTAAAAAGTAGACTATCTTTGAATAACCAGAGCATGACTTGGATGGCGTCAAAGGGGAGAGATAGTCTCTCTATATATTGCGGGCGGGAGGTAAGGTATTTCGCAGGTCTCATAAGCCTGATTAACTCAGTTCGATTCTGAGGCGACGCAACAACATCGTGAGGTAGAGCAGCGGTAGCTCACAAGGCTCATAACCTTGGGGTCGTAGGTTCGAATCCTACCCTCGCAACTAAACAGGTGAAGACGGAGGTGGAACCCCTCTGTTTATTAATCCCAAAGACGCTGTCTTGATTCGCGGTATCAGAGCGGTGAGGGTAGAGTTACTATAAGTCGGGAGTAATTAACCCAATGACGAAAATGTAACCACAGATGTAGGAATATGTTTGTGATGATGTACGAATGGGTACAAAAAACCTGTAACTTTTTTTTCAAAAGATTTGACGAACCCAAAAGTTCTTATTATCTTTGAAATCCAATCGGGTAATTCTGATTGTTCTTTGAAATACTGATTTTAAACCTGTCCCATTAAGAGTGGGGGGTGTTAGAATTAAAGTCAGAAAATTCAAAAAAAAGTTTTTCAAATATTTGACGGTTTCCCAAAACCTTCTTATCTTTGTGAAACAATTGGAGGGAAGGGGTTGTAAATGTTCCAACTTCGGATGGTCGTAAAGATTCCTCTTCCCTCCATAAATGATAGTTCTTTGTTTAAGATATTGGCCGCCTATGGTCATTAAATAAACTACGAAAGTAGTATAAAGTGGGACACCAGGTTTGAGTGTTCTGCGGTATCAGAAATGGTACTCGAGTAGGCAATCAGGATATCACCTGACCTTCAGTAGCGAGGGTAACACTGTAGTGAAAGTGGTTGGGTGACGAGGCGATACGGGTCGTCTTGTTGAGGTCGGAAGACCAATAAGAATAACCTGAAGGACTCATGTAAGAAATTATGGCATCCACCATAATAATTGCGTGGTTCAATATTAGAGTTGGCTTAAAACCGAAAGGTAAGTCGGAAAACAGGTGGTGCTGATTCGGCCTTAACCTTCACCCTACCAAGGGTATGTGTTATGAAGTTGACTCAAAATATGGAGGTCGGGAGACTTCAGAGGGTAGTTTAGTATCGTGTCGTTCAAAAGATGGCATGGCTGGTGACGAGCCGCTACCTTCCACATCCGTAAACCAAAACCTTTATTGTTAATTCTGGTTTAACAACTAATAATTAAAATCAAGGAAAAGTGCTCGTCAGTTGTGGACGACAGGTCACTACATAGTCGTGAGATGTTCACGGCCGTGAAGGGTCCCAAGCCCGACATGAGTTTCGAGAAAGTTCTCTAATCTCGCAAGGATTAATTGGTGGGGCACCATCGAAGAGTGATAAGTATCGAGAGAGTTGTACACAACTTAAGGATTGGTTAATCTAATTGACCGTGACTGAGGATTACTTCTCAAAAGGAAGTGGAAATGGAGGTAAACAATAACCCTTCTAAAGATTCTTAAAAAAACTTGTATTCTCAAAGTTTTTCGCCAAACCCCGACGTTTCTACGTTGGGGTTTTTTGTTTTTGGTGGTATTTATATAAAAATGTACTTTATATGAACACAAAACCATTGATTTCAGAAATCTCAAGAATGAAATCTCTTTTCAGTTATCAGAAAGGAGTTGTTATTTCAGAACAATTTCCAACCTTTCAACAACCTTTTCAA